TACTTACGCTTCATTAACTTCTCGATACGTACATCCTCTACAACATTAACATAATCTGGAGGACATGTTGATGGTGGATCAATGTTTGGAGTGTAAAGTGCATGACCTACTTCATGACCAACAAGCATATCATATACAACACTACTTGCTCTATCCCAGTTAGGAAGGGTTAATACTCTGCGATCAACATCAAATGATGCTGTATCCACATTGCGATGCTCAACTACTAGGTTCTCTGTCGCTAGTAGTCTTGCTAAATTTCCTTTGATTTCCTGCTGTGACATGCTTAACTTTGTTTGATATACACATGATAGCAGAAAAATATGCTAACCAACCAGTGAGTGTGTCACTTCGTGAACTGTCTCACTAATGGTCGAATAATTTTTAACTTTCTCAGCAGTAATAGTTCTATCAAATTTATCACTAAGTTGTTCCTTGTGACTTATGACAAAAACATTAGTGCTATCGTCGAAATTACGTAAGATCCAACCAAGATCAGAAGAACCAGATTGGTCAAGCGAGCCGTCAAATATTTCATCTAGGATAAGAAGGTTAGTGTCAACGCTATTTTTAAGCTTAGCAACAGAACGCCAAGTAAGCAACAGAGCAATATCAATTCGAGCTTTTTCACCCTCCGAGAAACTGTCATATGAAAATACGTCCCGATACCTACTCTTAATTATTTCTTCAAAGTTTTCATCAAGGGTAAAATTGACATAAAAGTCCATGGACTGAAGATACTTATTAATCAATTGATTCATCGCAGGAAGATATGTCTTGATAATTCTAGTCTTGATACCATTATCTTTTAACAGTTGTGACGCAACAAATAAGGTATCCTTATCTTTCTTACCAACAGACAACTGCTGCTTCAATCCTTTTTTATCTTTTATAAGACCTTCTAACTTAATAAACTCTGCTTTCTTATCTGGATTAGATCCTTCTAGTTCTTTAATCTCTTTATCTAGATCACTGATTCCTTTTCGTATTGTAGTAATCTGATAGTTCGCTTGAGTAATAGAAGAGTTGCGGCTAAGTACATCTTGCGATAGTTTTGTGAACTCATCTTCTCTTTCCTCTTCTTTTTTAATTGCGATTGCAAGATCATCTAACCCTGCATTCAAATTATTTAACTCATCCTCACCTTCTTTTATCTTACCAGATCTAAACTCTTCATTTAATTCCTGTGTACATGTAGGACATACATGATTATCCTTAAAGAACCCATGCTCTTTTTCGCATACAGATAATTTTGTTTGTATCTTAGTAAGAAATTTATTTAACTTCTTGAGTTTAGTCTTAGAGTTTGATAACTCTTCCATCTTAACAGATAATTCTTCAACTTCTTTTGTCAATCTTTCAATCTCTACATTATTCATCGTCTCATCTTCCATCAAACATGCTATCTTCTCATTCTTCTTATCTACTTCTTCTTTATTTCTTTTCTCCATATCAAACATATACTTCTTTTGAAGATCTATCTTCTCTTCCAAAAGATGTACTTGATAATCTAAATCTTTAATCTCTTCATTATTCTCTCTAACCTTATCCTTTAATCTCTGATTCATAATAGAGAACACTTGAATGTCAAGTATATCCTCAATAATTTCTCTACGTTGAGGAATAGAAAGCTTCATAAAAGGAACGAATGTACTTGATCCTAACACCACGATCTGTGTAAAGGACTTATAATTCATCTTCAATACATTCTGTTCTAAATTCTTCTGTTGATCTACTGCCTTAGAATCTTCATCCCACTGCTCTCCATTACAATAGATCTCAAACTTATTAGGTTTGATACCTCTATGGATTTTATATTCATTCTTACCAATATTAAATTCTATTTCAACTACAGTATCTTTCTCATTGATACTGTTAACTAACATACTCTTACTAATTTTTCTGAATGGTCTACCAAACAGCGAAAAGGTCAACGCATCTAGGATGGTTGACTTACCAGCACCATTAGTGCCAACAATTAAATTTGTTCTAGACCGCATCAAATCAACTTCTGAAAATACATTTCCTGTTGATAGAAAATTCTTCCAGCGAACTTTTTTAAAGAGAATCATTTATTAGTGGCATTATCTATAGGTGGTACTAATAGGTCATCAGGAGATACGATGGTAAATAATTGTCCTCGCTCCTGACATGCTCCTATTATAACATGGTCTTCAATCTCTAATACTTGCATAGGTGGATAGTCTGGATCATTATCCAATTGATAACAATACCTCTCAGCATCATCCTCAACTTGAAACAATGGAACGATCCTTTGTTTTGGATTACTGTCTGACCACACAGAGAATACCCCTTCTGGTTGATCCTCTAGGGTGACAATAAACATTAAACTACCTCACAACTTTCAATATATAGGGATCTCATTAGTTTCTTTAGGTCTGATTTATCTACTGCTATCTCTACCTCATCAATATATTCATTGAGTAAAGTAAGAGTATCTTTAGTAGATACTTCTAGATCTTGTTTCTCGTCTTCACTGACAAGAGTCTCTACGATTTTAACATCATATACTCCTGCATTATAAAGACGATCTACCAGAGTTTCAAACATCTGATAGTTTTGCTTTTCTTCTACAATAATTTTGATAAACTTATTCTTGTAGAAAGAAGCATCAAGTTTATTGTAGTCATGCTCAGTATCATTATAGAATACTTTTTCAAATATTTCAAATGGATTCTTAATGAACTTAAGTTTATCAGTTTCCGTATCATAGATATGGAATCCTCTTTGATCCTTATAATCATTCCAGAACATCTGGTATGGATTACCTAAGTACTGGATGTTTCCTTTCTTTGATCTATGATGAAAATGACCAGACCATACTCGATCAAACCTTTTAAATTTAGATGGTTTAAATCCACCATGATCAAATTTCATTCCAGGTGTTACTTCAAACCCATCAATTTCTAAATGACCACAGCATATATCAGCGTTACTAGTTTCTAAAAACTTATCTGATATTTCTGAATTGGCACTATTGATCCATGGCAATAATAAAAAATTCTTGCTACCAAATGAACACTCATAAGGTTCGCTGAATATTCTAATATTATCATACTGTTCTAACAGTAACTCAGGAGAATTAATATGACTACTATTTTTATAGTATGTCGTATGATTCCCTAGAATCATGTATACATCATACTTTCTAAGTCTGTCAAAATAATGCTCCTTAATACGAGCAAAAGTATTAAAGTCCAAAGACTTTCTATTATCAAATGTGTCGCCCAAATCAAGGACAGTGGTGATACCCTCTCGCTCAAGAGTTGGGAAAAATATTTCATCATAAAATTTTTGGAAAAAATTCCAGAACGGAAGGGAACCCTTACGTCCATCTAAATGTTGATCGGTAATTACTGCAATCTTCATATTATCTGATCCAGTGTATACAAACTAATCAATTCTAATTCATTGTCTAAGAAAGTAAAAGGATCATGTTCCTTCCTATCAATGATAGTAACTACTTCCTTAACATAGTAACCAGCATCTCTCAATTTATTCACTGCCAGTATAGCAGATCCTCCTGTAGTAATTACATCCTCTAGGACAGTTATTTCAGTGTCCACTGGATGTGGTGGCCCTTCTACCCATGCAGAAGTCCCATGTCCTTTAGGTTCCTTGCGTACTATCATAGCATCAAGACCACCCAGAACTGCACAACCACATACTAAAGGATCAGCACCGAGAGTTAAACCTCCCACTACCTTAGTTTTAATAACCTTAAGGAGAGCCGCTGATGTTAATTGTAAACCCTCACCAGATAAGATAACAGGTTTGCAGTTAACATAGTGTTCACTGGTCTTACCAGATGACAACTTGAACTCTCCTTTACGATATGCTTTTTCTTTTAATAGAGTTAAAAGTTTATCCATTTAGTATTGATAGTATATACTGCTTTATTATTAGGATACAACTCTCTCAGTTTTTTAACTACAGCAAGTTGTACTTCAAGAAGATTCATAAGGTTTTATTATAATACGATTATTTTTATAGTCTGCTATGAATTCAAGTGGAACCTCATGATCCCACATGAGTTCTTCATACATTGCATTTAAACGATCCATGTCTTCCCATAGATCATTAAGGTGTTCAGGCAAATGATCATCAGGTTCAGTCATCGGTTCATTTTAGTTTCAATATTTTCTTTAATACTACCCATATCAGAATGTGAAGCATTCATACCTGACATATTACCAGAGTGTCTATCAGTGTGCATAACTTCATCAAAACCTGATTTCTCTAGGATTTTATTTTTAATTTCTAGTTGCTTCTTCTCTTTCTGAATTCGTCTCAAGAAAGCATAATATATTATTTGAGTAAAATAAGCAAATGGGTTCTTGGATTTGTCAGGATCAAAGTTGAGAATGTATTGGATACAATTTTCAACTCCATCAGAGATCATATCATCCCTGAACATATAGTTCACGAAGTTTGGTTTGTATGATAGGTGTGTAGCGATCTTTGAAAAACAACTACCCAAGTATTCATAACATCTTTTAAACTTTACAGAAGTTTTGCGATCTCTATGGAATCGAAAGTATCTAATAGATTCTATATGATTCTCGTGACCTAAATTTTTTCCTTCCAGAAAATAATCTCGCAACTGTATAACGTTCGCAAGAAACTCCTTGTTATTAACGTAATACTCGGTTTTCTTTCTTGCCATTTTTACAGCCATGTGTGAATTTAAACCTGTACAAAGTATAGCACCCGAAACCAATTTTGTAAAGGGGGCTTGACACGTGCCGACAAACGCAGTAGACTAACTCTGTCAAGGGTTGAAGGGAAGAACTAGCTTAGCTCTTTTTATAGATATCTTCTAAGTTCCTTTTGGTTTCCTTTATAGAACCTAAGTAACCTGAAGAACGCGAAAGTTTTTGACCATGCTGTACTCCTTTACCTGAAGCTATACGTTGTAAAGTTTGTTTATAAAAATTTTTAATAGTGTCATCTGTTTCTGTAACAGTGAGAATATGATTCCTATTAATAATATACATATCATCGAAAGAAGCAGCAATCCATTCTTTAAGAGCGAACCCTGCAATTTCTAAATTACCTTTTTTAGTACGAGCAGATTCTACTTGAAGTGGGCTTTGTAAAAGAACCTTATCCTCATCAGGAAGATAACATACAGTAGATATTATTTCTTCAGATGATATAAGCTTGACAGTTCCAATGAACTCTTCTTCAGCTATAGTAAGATCTTTTTTATCCATTTCTTAAACTAATTCGTACAACCTCATATTTAAAATTTTCATCATTATAGATGTTAACTCTTTCATTGAGATGTTTTAGAGTATAATTCTGACCCCCGATATCATCAGCGATATCATAGAGTGTAGCCATATCTTTACCTTTTCCTTTC